AGATAAATGTTACTAGTAATGGTACACCAGCAGATATTGCAGGTCTATATTCAGGCAAGATGACCTTTGAGTCTAATACAGGCAAGTACAAGGGTAATATGTATCGTCTTGATAGTAATAAGTATTATATCTATTATGAACAAGAGATGGCGCAAAATATCCCTGTAGGAACTGCTCACGTTGAGATAAGAAGGAGTAGCGATAATCAACCACTCTTCTTCTTTGATAAGTTGGTGCAAGGCTCTTTCGATAATGAAGAATTCGATTTTACCACTGTAGGAGGAAGCGGATCAACAGGGTCTATGCATGCTGAGATGGCTACATATAACATATACGCAAGACTTCTGTGTGACGTAGAGTCTATTGGCGGTGTAGATACTTATACAATGCCTACAGAGGATATTGTCGATAACAACAGAAACTACAGACGGGTAATTGGCTACTCGATAGACAGTGCGTTTATCTCGAATGTATTCCGTGATGAGCCAACAGAGTACGGAAGAGCAGATAGTGGCAAGTACTTCGCTCCACCATATTCGCTAATCGGGTCTAAATTCTACCCTATAGCCCGATCAACATGGCGATACGCTTCGATATGGTTTGCGTTCAATCTCTTTGACTGGATATTGGACGAAGAAGGACGAAAGGAATATACATTAAGAGATGCTTATACGCTATCATCGTGTATTAATGTACTCCTGAAACAATTTGCGCCAGGTATAACGCATGAGGCTACTATCGAGTATAGCAAATTCTTGTATAGCTCAGTTAACCCAATCTCTTCACAATCGTTTAAACTGCTGATTACCCAAAAGAGTAATATCACGAATGGCGAGTATCAGACTCCAGCACAGAAGGCTCCAATCACGTTGAAACAAATCATGGATATGTTACGCAATGTCTATAAATGCTATTGGTACATCGAAGATGGTAAGTTTAAGATTGAACAGATTAACTTCTTCCGCAATGGTGGCTCATATTCTCAATCCCCGGTAATAGGGTATGACCTTACCGAGCTGAGCAACACAAGAAACGGCAAAAAGTTAGCCTTTGCAACATCTGAATATTCTTTCGAGAAAGTAGATATGCCTGAACGCTACCAATTTGAGTGGATGGATGATGTAACAACTTCATTCCAGGGATTGCCAATCGAGGTGGAGTCTAAATACGTGACCGCAGGTAAAATTGAAGAAATTAATATATCTAGCTTTACTACAGACATTGACTTTATGTTGCTAAATCCTAGCGCAATTAGTCAAGATGGATTTGCGCTATTCGCAGCTGTAACTCCTCAGGGTGGCGGACAATTAGAACTACCATTTACAAGGCAGACTGTAGATGGTGTTGAGTATTATATTCAGAATGGCTACTTAGCGTATATTAATTTGCAGCCTACTTACTGGGTATATGATATGCCGGCTAGGCTCTTTAAGATTAACGACACAGAGTATCAGGCAGCAAGTATTGAGCGCAAGAAAAAGCAAACATTAAACTTCCCATGCGGAGCTGATGACCCTAATCCAATGCACTTGATAAAAACTTACATTGGTAACGGTCAAATTGAAAAAATATCTGTAAATTTGTGCAGTAGGAATGTAAAGGCAGAGTTAAAGTATGACACAGAATAATAATATCAGCGTTTTGCCATGGTATAATACCTTAGGCGAACAAAATCATAGGAAGAGTTATGCCTATGGAGCGATATATCCACTAATCGCTCCAGCTAACATTCTTCTGCCGTTCCAAATCATGCGTACAACGAGGTCTAATGGTATTACTTCTGTTATGCTATTAGACAAGACAGGTACAGCAGTAGCCAATATCACTCAGCCGATGAAAGAGGCAGGTCTTCAAGTCGTTAGATTCCAGACGTTAGGCTATGATATTATCCTATATCCAGCTACATTGCCAATGCCTATCAATATGCTTGATGGGATATACTACATGAGGCTATCAGATGGTGTACAGACATGGTACTCAGAGATGTTTACAGTAGTACAGGATGTGTCAGGGTACGTCAAGGTGCAATGGTGGGATATTGAGAATTTAGTCTTTGATGCGGGGCAGATTGTATACACGAATCCAACATATAAGAATACGCTGTACCTCTGTACCGAGCTCGGCAAGCCTGAATATGAATTCGAGGAAGAGGGACAAGACAGAGATGGGTACTTTTCCCCGGAGAAGCAAATCTCGCTTAAAAAGTACAAGTGTACAATCCTCGCACCTGAATATCTGTGTGACGTGATGCGATTTATCCGCATGGCTGACTATATAAGAGTCAGAGATAAGTACGGCAATGTGTATAATTGCGATACATACTTGATTACACCTAAGTGGCAGACACAAGGAGATCTCGCTAGTGTAGAGATTGAATTCAAGACTGATACGGTAGTGAAGAAAATTGGCAGAGGCTTCCTTCCTAGTGGTAGTGGAGACTTTAATGACGATTATAATAATGACTTCAATAATTAAAAAATATGGGAAATTACGAACAATTAAAGCAATCGGTTTCTGACGTCATCAAGACGAATGGAAATCAGGAGATTACCGGGTCAATATTGCAAAGCACATTATTGACTATTATCTCGACTGTTGGAGCGAATGCCACATTTGCTGGTATAGCAACACCAGCAACAAATCCAGGTACACCTGATGGTCCTGTATTCTACCTTGCAAGCGAAAATGGAACATATTCTAACTTCGGTGGCATTGAATTGCAAGATGGATTATCAGTGTTAACATGGAATGGTTCTTGGAGTAGTCAGCAGATATTTGGTATTGATGATGAGCCTACTGTAGGAAGTGATAATCTGGTGAAGAGTGGTAGTATTATTCTCAATAAAAATTATTATCGTTCGATTTTGGCTTCTAACCTTGGTTATTATAGTGGTATAATTAATAAATTCATCAAAGAATTGTGGATTAGTCCTACTGTTGAACTTGATATAGATAAATTATGTATTGGTAATATTAGAAAGAGAGCTAATTCAGTACAATGGAGTATAAATTTTTATAATAGCCAAACACCGTCAGATACAACATCATATGAATCTTTTGAATCAATCAAGAAACGTGATTCATTAGAATTGATTGTGGGCTCTCATGGCTCTTATTGTTTAGTTGATTGGTCTGCTATAGATGATGGCCAGGTTATGGGAGTAATAAATCCAGTCTATTGTCTTGATGTGAATTATGTAACGGACATTGATAATTTTCCAATTATAAAGGTTTTTAAGGAACATGGAATTTTAAATTCCGATATTACCGATATTAAAAATTTATCTAATACTGGTTTACTATATGTTAAACAATTAACTTTAAATGGTCTTACATCTAATGATAATTTAAATTTACGAATAGCTGCTGGCTCTGTTATAAATTTTCAAATTTATCGAGGTAATACATTATTATGTTGGTTAAGTGCTGGTAAAACAGAATATGAAGATTATTATTTAATCACCAGTAGTAGTCTTAATAATTTACCTCTTAATGAATATCAAAGTTCTGGAGTAACTGGAACAATTTCTTTATGTACTAATAAGATATTAAAATCTGATGTTGATAAAAGGTTTCCTTTTACATATCCTTTTGGTGATGACTATCCGCTATTAGATGCAATTAGAAATGCTCTTAATAATGATAATTTAAAATCAAGGAAAAATTTTTGGAAATTGCCTTTAAGAAAACAGTCTGATTTACATAAACAAGTCAATTTGGCAATAAGAGAAATATATCTTATAAAACAAAATGGCAGTGCTATTGATGAAAATAATATAGTACTTGGAGATATTAGAAAAAATTTTGGTAGCGGTAATGACAGTGGTATTGCTTTCTTTGTTGGTGGCGAAAATCCTCCACACAAAGTGCTAAATTTTAATTCTACCTCGGCTAATGCTACAGGAGTAGAGATAATAAAATCTACAAACAATGATTTTACAGGATATGTGCTTGTTGATTGGGATGCTATACCAACAAGTCGTGTAATAGCATCAGTAGATACCAAATATCTAATTGATTGGAATACGGTATCTAATATTGCCAATAGCCCGACATTATATTCTTATCTAAATCTATCTAAGTCACATAAAGAAATTGTTATTGAAAAACTTAATACTCCAGATATTTCTTGGGTAGATGACGATTTCCAGCTTGATTCTGTTCTAAGAATTAAGAATCTTGGATTACAGCTTGGTTTCAGGTCTGATTTTGGACTTATCCCAAGGGCCACAGGAGGAACTGGTGAATATCCAACAGATTTTACATTTTCCTTTACCAGTGAACAACTTGCTGTAATAAAAGAAGTTGAAAATGCAGGTTTTCATTGTGAGCATCATCCTGTTCATAGAGGATGGTATTCATCAGAATCAGCAGGTACATACCAAGGGAGACAATATATTGAATATTTATTGTGTAGCGGTATGAGGCTATTTAAGGAAGATAGTATTCTTGACAGTAATTGCGTTATTTATCCAGGAGGTAGTGGAAGTAATGACGAAGCAGTAGAAATGTGTCGCTCTCATGTGAAATACGGAATAGCTGCATCTGGTCCAGATGCAAATGTAGGTTCGGTAGACCCGATGAAATTAGGTAGATTGTTTATTAGTACAATATCACAGAGTTTAACAAAAACCTATTGGAAAAATAAAATACTAAATGCTTTCAACACTGGCGGCTGGATAATACTTGGTACACATGGTCATATGTTTGATAATAGTGGAACTGTTGATGAAACTACTCCATCTTTTGCTAATCTTGCAGAAATAATTGAGTACGCAAATACATTATCTACTATAAAACCTGTGTCAGAAGTTTATCGTAAAAGAAAGCTGATGTTAGATTTGTATAAGGTGTAAATACTTCTTGCAATAACTCAACACAAAGGCAGTCACTTCGGTGGCTGTCTTTATAAAAGAAAATCATGGAAAAACTATTCAATTTAGAACAATGGCGATTAATCGCCATATCAACAGTTAGCCCATTATTTGGGTATTTAACTCCTACAAGGGGCTTTGTATATGCACTAGTAGTAATGTTTGCATTTAACATATGGGCTGGAATGCGAGCAGATGGTGTGGCAATAGTAAGATGTGCGAACTTCTCATTCAGCAAGTTTAAAAATGCCTTGTGCGAGCTCTTGTTGTATCTCGTAATCATCGAGACGATATTCACGATAATGAAAAATTGCGGAGATGAAGGTGCAGCATTAGTAGTTGTTAAGTCACTGACTTACGTATTCATGTCTGTTTACCTACAGAATGCATTCAGGAATCTTATTATAGCGTACCCGAAGAATGTTGCAATCAGGGTGATTTATCATATTATACGATTAGAATTCACTCGGGCACTACCTTCGCATATACAGCCTATTATTGACAGGCTTGAAAAAGAATTTGAGAAAGAAAGGAGTAAGAAAAATGAGTAAGACAATTATACTTGACAATGGACATGGAAATAATACACCAGGCAAGAGGTCGCCAAAGTGGGAAGATGGTACACAATTATTCGAGTACGAATTTAATCGTGATATTGTGAAGCGAATTGCAGCCATGCTGACTAAGGATAAGATAAACGTAATTATCCTTGTGCCAGAAAGCAATGATGTATCACTTCAGGAGAGATGCAACAGAGCTAATCGTATATACAAGAATAGTGGTAATAATGCCGTCCTGATCAGTGTACATGGCAATGCTGGTGGTGGTACAGGTTGGGAGTGCTACACAACAGTAGGCAAAACAAAATCAGACTCTATCGCAACGATATTATGCGAAGAAGCTGCTGCAGAATTCGCAAAGGATGGTTGGAAGATTCGAAGTGACATGTCAGACGGAGATCCAGACAAGGAAAGCCAATTTTATATCCTTAAGCATACGAATTGCCCGGCTGTGTTAACGGAGAATTTCTTCTTTGATAATCGCAAGGATTGCCGATTCATGATGTCGGAAGAAGGCAGAAATAGAATAGCTAGAATGCACTATAAAGCTATCAAGAGAATATTATGAAGAAGTATGCAATAATCACGATTGTGTTGCTTGCGATAGCAGCAGCATGTACAATAATAAGGCAGCATGAGCTAATCAATAAGATTAGGGAAGAGCGTGAAGTGTACAAGAATAACACAGAAGCTCTCATGAAAGACGTCACTAGCTACAAGGTTAGTGACAGTCTTAATGCAGCTAAGGTCGGTGCACTGAAGCTCACACTAGAGGAGTATAAAAAATACCGTCCAGGCAATGTTTCTGTAGTTAAGACGTTGAAGGTAAAGCATCGAGATCTAGAATCAGCCACAACTGCAAGTCTTGTTACGTCAGGACAGATTACAGGACTTATTCGGGATAGTACGTACATCCCACCTGATTGCACAGTAGTCAAGACAATAAGATGTATAGATGTATCTGATAAATGGTTTAGCCTTAAAGGGTGCGAGGACGAAAAAGGACAATTCGAGGGGGAGTATACAAGCAAGGATAGCCTTATTATAGTAGCCACAGTACAGTATAAGCGATTTTTAAACTTTCTGTGGAAGACTAACAAGGTCAAGAACAGAGAAGTGGATATAGTAAGCAAGAATCCCCATACAAAGATTACAGGATTTGAGTACATAGAAATAGAAAAAAGATAGCCGAGGTTTTCCCCCGGCTATCTTTGTTTTAAAAGGAGCTTTTAATAGTGTTGTCATATGTGTTTCTTGATTACCCCCTTGTGGGTTTCATCTTTCATCTTTGAGATGACTGCTGCCATCTTGCGAATCAATTCTTCTGTTTCTTTCATAATTGTCACATTTGCGTTTAATCTTTTTCAATTATCCAATAAATTCTTTAAAAGCCAAATGATATACATCATATTTCTTTTGTATAACATAAAAAGCGATCATGTTAAAACTATGTCCTACGTCATCAATACATAATATCGGATATGGTTCATTTTCCCAATCATCAATACATTTTTCTATATCATCATAAGACAAAAAGGCATTTTTCAAACTTTCCTTAATACGGTTCAATATTTCGTCCCCATTTGGCTCAAAATGCGCTTTTATTTTTTCTTGGTTTCTTAATGCGTATCTCATAATAAATAATTTATAAAACCTAAAATATACATCAAAACAATAAATTCAATCAATCCACTACCAACAGCTTAAATTCTTGCATATTCGTATATTTGTGCGAACGAACATTCTCCACATAGACGGGTATGCAACACTGCTAACATACAGGCACCCTGTATAAACGATACCAACTAGGATCCATAAGATAGAGTCGCTTAATAGTAAAACTATGATAGGGCTAATCAATAATAGGCAAAAAATATAATTAATAATTTCTTTCATGATTATTGACTTAACCGTGATGTCGAGGGCTAAAAATTATTAGTAATTGATTGTGCCGTCGTGGGCGACGATGATATTCACATTCTGAAGAATATTGCTTGCGAGCTGGCAGCCATCATAGAAGCCTCTACCTACTCTGTTAGCCTCATTCCACTCAACGAAGAAATATTTATCTAGCTCACCGTATTTTTTCTCTACCTTAGCAATTGCTGCTAACATTTTTTTACTTGTTTTCATAATAGAATTTTTTTAAAGTTTGTGCCCCGTCAGTTTTCTCTACTGATACAGAGATATGTTCTCGGGGCTAAGTTGAAGTTACATATATATTTATTTATTAAAAATCAATCCGGATCAATTAGGTTATACGTTATTTTGCAATTAGCTGCTATGCGAAGTTCGTACCAACCTGTACGGATCAACTGGGTGAAGTTGCGAAGATTAAATCTGTGAATCTCTTGCTTATCCTTACCGTATATTCTGCTATCTGTTATAATATTACCTTCTTCAGGTACGATTGTAACAACGTCTAATTCTGTGGTTGCGCTAAGCTCACATACGCTTTCAGTTATTCTTAACTTTTTCATAATAATATCTTTTTTGTTATTGTTTTTTACTTTCGAATTTGATCGATAACCAGAACAACAGGGATAAGGACCTCGCTAATGATTATTATAGATAATATTAAATTAAACATATTCTTTTTATTTTAAATTGTTATTGTTTCTTGTTTACAGGGGCAAAGATACGAAAATAATTTGAACCACCAAAAGAAAAAGTTATTTTTTTAAAGAAAATCTTTGTTTTTAACAATAAAAGTAGTATATTTGCAGTGTTGAAGAACAACAACCGACCTAGCGGTTACTAGGATCTATATAATATATGTATATATGAAAACAAAATTTGAATTCAGAATTACTGCTCATGTTGGAGATGATGCAATGTTTTTATTTCGTGAAGAATACGATAGCAACATCATATTCGATGATGGTGATGTACTAAGAATGGCTAAGTATAATATGCCGTTCGCAAAGTGGGTGCTTGATGACGGAGAAGATGAAGCGTATACAGACTATTGTCAATATGTATGCTACCCTGAAGAAAACAACACTGATAACTACATTCTTGCTAGCTGGGATAATTATGAAATCTAAACGCATTATCGCTATACTGCTCTTCCTGGGCGGTATAGTCTTGCTCTACATATTGATCTATAAGGTGAATATAAGTATATCACTATTTCCCTTCCGTTTCCTCGGAGAAAAGGCAAAATAAAAATTTCTTTGAAAAAATAAAGAAAAAACTTATGGTAATTAAAAAATAATTTGTATCTTTGCAGCGTAAACAATAATAAAAACGAAGGATATGAACAAGACAGAATTTATTAGTGAATTAGAGATTGGTACTTACACAGCATTCGTTTATGATTGTGAGAGTAGCAGATACCAATATGTAGATGGCATTATCAGTGAAGCGTTCTTCGAGGAAGTCGAAGAGGATACAGAGTTTGAAATTCGTGAGTTAACCGAGCTTCCAGAAGTAAAGGAAGTGATACTTGATAACTTTATCCCTGACTATCCAGAATATGAGCGTGAGACTATCAAGAATGACATCCTCGCTAGAGGTAAGGTAGGCAGCTGGCATGATGGAGAAACAACCATCTATATACTTATCTGGTAGATATAATGCCCTCGACATCTCGGTTAAGTCATCAATAGAATTATTAATTTTAAAAGATATAGACATGAAAAGGTTAGATGAAATGTTCGTTTGGTCATCATTTACTGGGCGATTTGATGATATGCCCGAAGTAACAGATGACATGATTGTTATCGTAACTAACAGCGAGCGCAGAGGTATTACGATATATGATGTAAAAGGTCTAACAGATGATGAGATCAACACTGTAGTAGAATTGCATTGTGCTGACATCACACGTGGCTGCTGCTACTCTTA